TTGCCTGTCACATTGCCCTTTGTGGCGGCTTCAATTTCTTTTAACCGGGCTATGTAGGTTCCGGCCACATCAATACTGGCCTGGGTATCGGAGGTTACTCCGCTTAAAGCATGGCCTGCCTGCTCTGCCGTCTCGCCCAAATCGCTGGCCGCGCGGGTCAGCTCCTCCACTTCCGGGACGCCCTCATGGGCTTTTTGGTACATGCCGTAGATTGCTCCGCCTAATCCTGCAACAGCGGCTCCCACGCCTAAAATAATGGCCCCAGGACCGGTAAACATAGCCGCAAGGTCTAACGCTTTGGCTGCTTTGGTAACTGCCGTATATGCGGTCATTCCCGTTGTCAGAAGGGCAACCGCCCCCACAACGCCGGTAATTGCGCCTACGGCCTCCGGGGATTTTCTGACAAATTCATCCATGCCTGTAAAGACGTCTGTTCCTATGGCAAATAATTCACGCATGGCAGGGGTAAATTGTTCACCAATGGATGTTTTTAAGGCGTCTGAAGCGGATTTCATCAGGGTAAGCTGGCCGTTCATGTTATCCAGCTTGATTTCCGCCATCCGCTGGGCCGCGCCGGCGCTGCCGTAAATGCTTTGCGTTAAGCTGTCAAAATCCGCCTGGCTGGCATTGATAATGGCCAGCATACCGGACATAGCCTCTTTGCCAAAAATGGTGCTGGCCGCTGCGGTCTGTTCCGCCTCGCTGAGTCCGGCAAAGGAAGACCGCAGGTTCTTGGTCAGATCCATCATGGTTTTCATGGTGCCGTCCGTATTGGTCATGGAGATATTCAGATCGTCCATAACGGCAGCTTGTTTCTCTGTGGGGGCCGACAGGTTGGCCAGCGCTGTTTTTAAGGTTGTGCCTGCCTGGCTGCTTTTAATGCCGCTGTTGGCCATGAGCCCTAAAGCCACCGCCGCGTCCTGGGCCGAATAGCCCAACGTCCCGCATAAAGGCGCTGCATACTTAAAGGATTCCCCCAGCATGGAAACATTGGTATTGGATTTTGTGGCCGTGGCCGCCAGAATATCTACAAATTGGTTGGTATCCTTGGCCGTCATCCCGAAAGCCGTCAGCGCGTCGGTTACAATATCGGATACGGTACCCAGTTCTTCCCCGGAGGCTGCTGCCAGCTGCATAACGCCGCCAAGACCTGCAGTCATAGCGGAAGCGTCCCAGCCTGCCATGCTCATGTACTGCATAGCCTGGGACGCTTCCTGAGCGGTAAATTTTGTTGTCGCGCCCATTTCCTTTGCCTTGGCGGTCAGGATTTCCATTTCATTGCCTGCCGCCCCGGACAGGGCTTCCACCGTGGACATGGACTCCTGAAAATCCCCTGCGGTTACAATGCAGTCCATATAAGCCGTGCCGATTTCTTTTAAGGCAGCGGCGGTACCTGCGGCAGTAATGGCGCTTTGAATAGCCCCAAAGGACTGGGCTGTTTTTTCGCCCATGGTCAGTGCGCCCCGGGCCGCTTCTTCCTGTTGGGCGGTGAGGTCGGCTATTTGGGCCGCCAGTGAGGCGTCCGCTTCTTCCAGGGCTGCTGTGCTGACCTGTGCCTTCTCCAATGCGGCTGTTGTGGCGTCCAGCTTGTGCTTCTGGTTGCTCAGGGTAGCTTCCGTATCCTTGATACGCTGTTCTAATTTCAGGTTTTCCCGCTCCAGCTCAGAGGTGGAGCCTTTGGTTTCCCTGATCTGCTTTTGGAGCAAAACATGCTGTTGTTTTAGGTTGTCCAGTTTGGAGCCTGTAGCGGCAATGGCGCTCTCCTGCTTTTGATATGCGGATATGTTTGCCTGTGTTTTTTGCAGGTTCCGGATTTCATTGTCTAATTCTGCGAATCGCGCCTGGGCTTTGGTAAAGGTACTGTGAAAGCCGCCGCTCATCTGCGCGTTCAGCGCAAACAGCATTTCATATTCTTTTCTATTTGCCATGAGCAGCTTTCTCCCTTTCTTCTATGACCATATTGTGCGCTTCTATCCATTGACCCAATTCCCATAAAGGTATATTGAGCCATTCGGTAACAGGGGTGTGGTCAATTTGCGCTAATACCAGGCATTCCCTGCGGAACCGTAACCCGGCTTTTCCAACTACAACCCCGCAGATGTTAAAAAATACCGCGCGCGGGTACAAATCCGGAGAAAGTCTATAATAGGCATTGCCATCAATGTATTTGCGTCAATCCGTTCTCCAGCCGGGCCACGATAGGTGCAGGCCCGGACGGCCATCCCCACCAAATAATCTTCGGAATAATAATTGTTGTTTGTCAAAAATTTCTTGTTTTGCGCCATCTCAGATTCAATTGCTAAGCTGTCTCTGCCTGTAAGGGTTGTCCAGTTAAAAGTAAGTTTCTCATGAGTTTTTCCTTCATAGGTGAAAGGCTCCGGAAAATGATGGGTATAGCTATTAAAGTCAAAACCTTCCTTTTCCAATGCTTCAACGGCTTTTAAAAGCCTTAATGAAGCTTTTATTTGTTCCGCAGTTTCCTTATCGGTGCTTTGAATGTCTATGTTTTTCTCGTTATCCATAAATGGTATCCTTTCTCCTTTAGATTTTACCTAATGCCCGGCGTACATCGGCCGTATAATCCTTATCGCCAAAGAAGCACCGCATGTTTCGCTTGTCAATTTCCCACAGCCGCATTCCCTTTTTATAAGCGGCATAATAATATACTTCAAATTCCCCGGAAACGTCTGCTGCCGACATGGGCGCGACGGTACCTGGAGATAAACTTTTTGTATGTACCAGCATAACATACTTTTCAGCCCATAAGCCTACATCCGCCTGCTGGACTTCCCAAAATTCCTCCGCTACCCGCAAATCCAGCAGATGTTTTCCGGGAGATCCCAGATTTGCGGCGGCCTGCGTTACCGTGAGAAAATTTATAGTAGTTGACATGCTGTCTATCATACCCAATAAAGGCACGTTTAATTTTCCCATTATGCCGGCTCCTTCAATCCCTGTCGTAAGGTATGGAATATCCGGCAGCTTTACTTTGGCTGTCCCCAATAGTTCTATGCTGTTTTCATAAAGCGCCAGGTTTATGTATCCGGCGGCTTGTTCATTTGCAAAACCCATCTAATCCCTCCTTTACTCAGATAGTAGCGCGGATGTTACATAATCCGGATCATATTCCAAAACGAAATCAATCTCCTGAGCCGGGCTGGGCGGCGTAATATAGATATGGATTTTTATAATGCCTGCCATTAAGCTGGTTACGGGGTTTTCTTCCCCGAGTATTTCTACCCGCGCCCCCAGGAGAATTTCCGAACTGACAAGTCCATTGAGCCAGATGCTGCAGGTATCCTGAATGGTATCCAACAGACGTTTGGTCATAGGCAGATCCAGCTTTGACCAAAATGTCCGGATTAAAGTATTGCCTATCCAGTCAAACATCCGGGAAACCGGTATAAAATAATCCTTTACGTCTGTATTGGCCGGATAACAGCCCACATAGTTGCCTTTGGCCGTCCAGCCCATGGACATAAAGTTTAAGGCGGTTACAATCCCGTAATCGCCAGCGATTATATTTACTTGTTCAAATGTTAAATTGATTTCTGTCCCGTCTGCCAGGCAGCAGCCATCAATTTTCAGTGCCTTATTGGACGGGGATTCATAAGGGCATCCGGCATTGTCTGTGTCCACTTTGGCCATGAGTCCAGCCAGCTGTGTGGATAAATGGAACTTGTAATCCCCTAATTTAACCATGGGCCAGCAAACGATTTGATTTTCGTCAATAAAATTATTCTTGTTTTTGTGGTAGGTCAGATGGGAATATTCCGTACATCCTTCCGGACTGGAGTCAATATCAATAAGGGCTTTCCCGTGAAACAGGCCGTTGATGCCGGCAGCCTTTGTTGCCATGACTGCCGCCACGGTGGTAATGTGGGAATATCCAGGAGCGCAAATCAGATCTGGGATTTTCCCAACTACCGTCATACATTCATCAATTACCCCTAAGCCCCGGACAATGTCTTTTTCGTCAATCTGGCTAAACTCCACCACCTGTCCCTCCACATGAAGGGTGGCGGCGGTTAAATAATAATCGCTGGATGGCAGCAGCTCAATGATACAGGCGTTTTCATCTTCATCATATAAAACGCTGTAATCTTCATCTTCTGCCAGCACATTATCTTCCGCAATGGGATCATCCGATCCTGTTTTTTTAACGCATGTCACAATCAGTTTTTCATTGTGAACCGTTTCAAAGGGGATTGAAATTTTATGCTCTGCCACATCATAGTCCTTTGCTTCCCCGGCTTTCTGCATTTTTGTATGATCAAACACATTGCAGAAAATAACCGGCTGGCATCCGAACAACTGAAAATGGCTGTACATAAACTCACATAAGGTGTAGGTATCCCAATCGTAGGAAAACCCTAACTTTTCCACAGCTTCCTTCCAGCTTGTACAAAGAATAGGCGTATATGCTTTGCCGGGGCTGGCCGCTGCATGGGACGGGGCAAGCCCTACCACAAACGGGATGCCGCTGTCGGCCACAAGAGGCGTACTGATAGACGTGGCCTGTTCATAAATATGAACGCCCAAATTAGCCATTTATCTGCGTCCCCTTCCTTTTTTCCTCCCGTTGGGCGGCTATTTTCTGATAATTCGCGTATAAAGCGTTTCCGGGCTTTTTTACCTTGAGCCTTGCTTCCGCCAGGGCTGTCCCCGAAACAAGCAGGGTCTTTATCAGCGGAAACCGTTCTATGGCCGCAGAAGCGGCTGAAAACGCCGCTTCTCTCGTACCCATATAAATTTGCCCGTTTTGGATTAACCCCGGGATATTCGGCCCGATATAGCAGTAAAAACCGCCGTCATTGGGTTTTATCTGTTTTGAAATGGAATCTGTGTTGTTTCTTGCCATTGCCCAAGCTCCCTTCCGATTGATTTCATTTTCCATTGAGAGATCATTTCCCCGCCATAAAACGGGGCTGTTTTTTCCGTATAAAATAAAGCGTCCAGTCCTTCCCTCAAATCAAGGGTAAACTGTCCGCCGATTACAACCTGTTTCATGAGGGCGATCCGCATCCGCTCCATGAGATTTAATAACAATAGCCCGCCTTCCTGCCCGTCCTCGTGGTATACGCAAAAAACAGAACGGATTATAGCTGTACCGATGGGCTGTATTTGTCCAGGCGGGTGTACGTCTTTACTGTTAATAATTTGGTGGAGAATATAAGGAGCCTCTCTTTGGTAAGAAGCGCCGTCCGGCAGGTTCATTGAAAATACCTGAGCGGGCCGGGGCGCAGGCGGCCCTATATCTTCCTCCTGGGGTTCAACAGGCATTACAATATCCTTTGTATTTTCAAGGGTAAATTTCTTTAATTCTTCCAGCAAGATAACCTTTGTCATTTTGTCATGTCCTCCATCCGTTCATGAGGGCCATAACTTCATGAGAAATCTGTCCCTCAAACTGTTTCATTGCTTCATTGGAAAGCCGATCCTCCACTTCTGTCCCGCCCAACATTTGCGGGACAGAGGAGCCCATAACTTCTTTGACTTTTTCTGTGTGATCACGTTTAAAGATACCGGTATGTCCCGATCCCATCCGGGCCACGAAGGCGTCCTCAAAAAGGGCAGGCGCTGTATTTTTTAGCTGGTGGCCATAGGTTGGAACGGAAGGATGAACCTGGAGCCACTTTCCATGAATTTGTGCCCGAATCAGCCTGCCCGTATCCGGCGTCGGTTCTATGGGTCTTGCGCCGTCATAACGATATAAGGGAATTTTATGCCCCGCAAACCGGATAAAAGCCTGCAGGCCGTCCTGACGGGTATACCGGACGGTGACATTTTCATTAGCCCGGATTGCAGCGGCGGAAATGGCGTATTTTTCCCGGATGGCCTTTACCGTATTGGAACGCAGGCCGGAGACGGCCCTTGACATGGCGCTTTTTACGGCTTTTTCCATGCCGCCGTCAATCCCTGCCAAAAGTGCGGCAGCCCGGTCAAGGACTTCCTGGTTGGCAGTCTTTACAATTACCGGCAATTTTTAACCGCCTCCAGTTCCACCCGGAGCATCCCCATTTCTGAAGCTGCCGCCGCAACATAAAATTTCCGGAAGAATCCGCCCCCGCCTTCCTGGTTGTTGATTTCCAAAAGGGTGCCCTGTTTCGGCAGCTTGCCGCCTAAATCCTTTTGTGCGCAGTGTAAGACTGCCGTAACCAGGTGAAGCCCATAAATATGATCATCTGCCAGCCGCTTCCGTTCCTCACTGACAGGGCCTTCCAGCACCACGGGAACGTCTTGATATATCGTGCTGTCATACCGGATTGTACGCAGGTCTGCAAATTCATCTAAATTGAGAAATACATTATAAATATCGTCAAAGAATTGTTCCCGGAATGGATTCAATCAATCCTCACGGCGATTTTTCCACCCGATGCTCCTGTTTCCGATGCCGCCATGCCCGCCGGTATATTTTTATCCGCTGTTTTTGTGACGGTTTTGTTGGCGGCATCCCAATATACCGCATCACCATAGCCAATCGTTTCTGCCGTTTCCATCTCATATATACCGGTTAAGGATATGCTTCCGGCTGCGCCTGGCTGGATTTCACATTCTGCAACCCCAATCCGGGATGGCAAAATTACTATATCCCCCCAAAGAATCGTTTCCTCTGTCGTATTGGTATAATCAATAACAGCGCCTTTTTGGATATATCTTGCCACAAAACCATTCCTTTCTTTTATTTGCCGCCTTCGTTTTTGGCTAAACCGCGGTAATCCAGCGAACTGACCGTGAAGTCATGGTACATCCTGTATTCAATCCCCAGGGTATCCCATGCGATACGGTTTTCCAGCGTTGGTTCTTCTTTGCCGTTCAGATATGTAACCTCAATCGTATCCACATCCATGGGGCTGCAAGCCAAATAGAATGCCTTTTCGGAATATTGATCCAGTTCCGCATCCGCTACAATTTCCACTAAATTCTGCACCGGATTGACAACCCCGGCATTAGGTGCCAGGGGATCGGAAGCAGAACGCAAAAGCCGGAAGGCTTCCATGGATAAAGTCATTGGAATAATGAGATATTTAGGTGTAATATTGAGAAACGCCTTCCCGCCGAGGTCTTTCTGTTTTCCCATCATGATGTACAGTTCCCCTAAAGAGTCAACGCCTAAAGCTGCGCTTTTTCCCAGATTGCCATGATCAACCGAAAACAGTTTTTTCTTGTCGGTATAGAGCACATCTCCACCCAGCAAAGCGTATACTTTTTTGTTGATGGTTCTTTTGCAGGAGCGTACCTGGGCCTGTACCGCTTTAGCGACCGTTCCCAGATCGTCATCAATGAAGGTCTGGCGGGTAAAACCAAAGGTTTTCCCGTAAGTTTTTAAACGGGTATCCACGCCTTCATCCATAATCTCATCTTTTTTAAATTCGCCGTTTTGATTGACTTCCACCATTTCGCCGGCCGCGGAAAGGCGGAAACGCTTTGTTGTTTTGAAATTTGGGTTAGAACCTTTGCCCGTCCATTTTTCAAAAGTAGTAGGCGTTTCTATATAGCCTCTGCTGATAACCGCACCTAAAGTATTATTGACCACAGAAGCGAAAGCAGAATTGGGGGTATAGACACTTCTCGTTTCATCATAGCCCAAAGCCGCCCGCAGCATGCTGCTGTCATCCATGGTGGCGGTATTTTCCATCCCGCTGCGCTGTAAACATCCCGCCGCCAGGCTGCGTAAGGATAACCCCCTGAATTGTTCCGCACCATCCGCGGGCTTCGGTACACGAAACCCCATGCGCATCAGCATACCGTCAACTGCTGCCGAACGGAAGCGATCCTCTTCATCGGCGGTAATTTCTATATTTGCAGCGGGAACAGGTTTATTTTTCTTTGCAAGCTGCTCCAACACAGCCGCCCGGACTTCATCCAGCGTATTCCCGCCGCTTTTATACGGTTCCGGATCAATGCCAAAAGTACGGCAGAGGGCTTCAACCGCGGCGGATCGTTCCCGTTCGGCCTGTGCCCCTTCCATCCGGAGGGATGTTTCGTCCGGCACGGCAGGGGCTGCTGCCGGAATTGGCGGCGGATTCCCGGTATTTCTTGTCTGCCGCGCTGCTGTGCCTCCCTCTGTGGTTTCTGCTGTGGTTTTCTCGTTTTCATCCATATATACATCCTCCTGTTCAAAATTTCTTCCAATACCCACGGAATTGTCAGCGGGTACGGGTTCGATTGATATTTCATAAGGGGTCCATTTTACGGCTACACAGCAGGGGCCGATAAAACGCCCGTTTGAGCTGGTTTTTCCTGTCTTGACTTCTTCCAAAGCGTCAATCTGGTATCCTACTGATACGCCCTTAATGCTGCCGTTTTTTACTTTCTGGTAAATCAGATCGCTTTTTTCATCACTGTCAAACTCTACTGTAGCGCGGCATCTTTTTCCGGCATCGTCCAGGCTGACATCAATAATCCTTCCAATAGGCAATGCGCCGTAACTTCCATCCCTTCCATGGTGAAAGAGTAAGGAGCCTACTTCCGTCATGCGGCCCAAATTCACGCATCCGGCGTCATGGCATAAAATTTCCGTCCCGAACCAGCGGCTGTA